GGCCACAGGCGATCAGGGCGCGGCCTCCGCCACGGGCAAAGCCGGTGTTGCTCTTGCAGCTGGATATGAGTGTAAAGCAATGGGTGCTCTTGGCTGCGCGATCTGCTGTGTCGAGCGCGGCGAATGGGACGGGGAGGCACATCCGATTATTGCTGTCAAGGCGGCAATTGTCGACGGCGAGAAGATCAAGGCCGATACCTGGTATCGGCTGAAGAACGGTGAATTTGAGGAGGTAAGGTAAATGGCAATCAAGAAACCCGCTGAACTGGATTTCAGCAACAAGAAATTCATGTGCATCATTTCCGGGCAGCCCGGATTGGGCAAGACGACACTGGCCCTTTCGGCCCCGAAGCCGTTTCTGTTCGACACGGACAATGGCATTGCCCGCGTCAGGCCGGAGCAGCGCGGCGTGACGTCTGTGGTGGAATCCTACGAAGAAATGCTTGGCGATATGGACTCCGACGAATACAAGGCGGCTGAGTCCGTCGTGATCGATACCGGCGGTATGCTGGTACAGCTGATGAAGGACTGGGCAAAGAAGCAGGACAGCAAGGCCACGAAGGATGGGCGCGCCATGTACGGCGTGATCAAATCCGAGTTCGACCGGCTGTGTTACCAGATCCGCGCAAAGGACAGGAAGCATTTGATCGTGGTGTTCCACACGACGGAACAGCAGAAGGGCGACACCATCCAGACGCGCCTTTCCTGCGAGGGCGGCGCAAAAGATATCGTCTGGACGCCTGCGGACTTCGGCGGCTATATGTTCATGATGGGCAACAAGCGCATGATCGGCTTTACACCGACAGACGAATACTTTGCAAAAGGCTGCTTCGGTGTGCGCGGCGTGATGCAGCTGCCGGAACTCAAGCCCGGCCAGAAGTCCACGTTCCTAACAGATCTGTTCCGTAAGGCGCAGGAGGATATCAATGCGCAGGCCGCAATCTACAACGGTGAGAAAGCAGCCTACGCCGCAGCAATGAAATCCGGGCGCGCCTTTATCGCCCTTGTCGGCGACCCCGAAACAGCGCTCAAAGCACGAGAAGGGCTTGCAAAGATCGAGCACGCGCTGACGAGCGCGGCAGAACTCGGCGCAGAATTCAAGCGCAAATGCAAAGAGCTTGGGCTGAAATACGATAAGGAGGCTGGGGCCTATGTATTGGTTGACACAAAGCCTGCTGAGCAGCTGGAAGCACTTTCTTGATGCGGATGATGCGTATGCGGACGCGGCGCTGTCCTCCTTCCTCTCCACGCTTCGGCGTGAAGAGAAGGAAACAACGCAGGCGATGCAGGCTGGCATTGACTTCGAGGCGGCGATCAACAGCACGGTTGCTGGCGTACCAATTGAGCCTGTCAGCGAGAAATACGACCGGGCTGTAGCAAAGTTTTCCCGTATCTGTACAGGAGGTCAACCGCAAGTGCCGGTTGCCGGACGGCTTCGTGTGGCGGGCTTGGATTTCCAGTTATACGGCGTCTGCGACTACGTAAAGGCCGGAATCATCTACGATATCAAGCGTGTACAGCGGTACGAATACGGCAAGTACCTGCACAGCCCGCAGCACCCGATGTATCTGCATCTGCTACCCGGCGCGTCGAAATTTACATATCTGATCTTCGACGGAACAAGCACCTACGCGGAAACATACCGACGCGGCGATTTCGAGCCTATCGAAGATACGATCTCCCACTTTATCAACTGGCTTTTGGCAAATGGATATATCAACGATTATTTTACACATTGGGAAATGAACACTGAAAGGATGGACAAAGTAGATGGGATTTAAGGCAGTAAAGAATGATGGCGGCCTGATGAAGGCTGGCGACTATGAGTGCTATTTGAAATCGTGCGGCTACAGCGTAACGAAGAACGGAAATGAGTGCATCAAGTTCGATTTCGTTGTCCGTGAGGACGTCGAGCAGGAATACCAGAAGAAGCACATCTTCAAGAACTTCTGGCCCGACCGCGACACCGGCGAGTACGACGCTGACAAGATCGGCAAGTATGCAAACGCGCTTGGCATTGAGCCGGGCACAGATTTTGAACTTGACGATCTGATAGGCCGCAACTGCATTTTGCACATGGAGCCGTTTGAGGGCAATGACGGTGTGACGCGCGACTGTATCCGGTATCTCAAGCCCAGCAAGGCAGAATCCTTTGTAACGGCTGCACCGGCCAGCGCAGAGGAGTTCAAACAGCTTGACGAAAGCGACGACGACCTGCCGTTCTGAGGGCTGACGGATGGGAGATAAAAAGGAATACGTCAAGCTGTGGCTGAGTTACAGGAGCTATTTCGAGGCGTACAGTGCTGCTGAGGTGGGGCGCTTGGTGCTGGCTGCGATGGATTATCGCGAGTCGGGAGCAGAGCCAGAGTTCAGCGGGAGTGAACGTTTCATTTGGCCTGCGATTCGACGGGACATTGACGAATCCGTAGCGGCTCAAAAAGCCATCTCCGCGTCCAGAAGCGAGGCAGGAAAGCAGGGCGGTCGGCCTGAATCCGAAAAAGCAAATGTTTTTGACGAAAGCAACGAAAAGCAAAAAAAGCAAATGCTTTCCGAGGAAAGCAAAAAAAGCTATGGACAAAGGAAAAGGACAAAGGACAAGGACAAGGACAGTATTCTTTCCCCCCTCCCCCCCACGCTGCGCGAATCCGTTGAGAAATGGGTGGCATACAAGGGAGAACGACGGGAGGAGTATAAGCCTGTCGGCCTGCAAAGCCTTGTTACGCAGATCACAAAGGCTGCGGAGGAATACGGCGAGGCTGCAATGATCGACGTGATAACCCGCTCTATGGCCGCAAATTACAAGGGGATCGTGTTTGACTGGTTGAAAGAGGCCAGCACACGCCCTGCGGCGCTTGGCCGCGCTGCAAAGCCCGGCTACGGCGTGCAGGGACACAATGATGATCTGAATCCGCTGGAACGTGCGGCTGTGGACAGGGTGATGGGGCCGGTGTCAAAGGGCGCTGCCCGATTGCAGCAAGGCGTGCAGCGCCACGGGGACGAACTTGATGCGTTCCAGCTGGAGGCGGTCGAGCGAATGCTTGCCGAAAACAAGGAGGGATGAAAAGTGAAGGTTCTCGTAGCCTGCGAGGAATCGCAGGAAGTCTGCAAGGCGTTCCGTGCGCTTGGACATGAGGCGTACTCCTGCGATATACAGGAGCCGTCCGGCGGGCATCCGGAGTGGCATATCCTCGGCGATGCGCTAAAAGCCATCAATGGCGGAATCATTACCACGATGGACGGTGTTAAACATGACGTCGGGAAGTGGGATTTGCTGATTGCACATCCGCCATGCACACATTTGTCTGTTTCTGGCGCGAGATGGTTTGCGGAAGGGAAGAAACCACTAAGCCTGAGATATGAAGCGGCAGCGTTTTTCATGCGGTTTGTCGAGGGCGATGTGCCGAAAATAGCGGTGGAAAATCCTGTGAGCGTAATGTCTACGCTGTACAGAAAGGCAGACCAGGTTATCCACCCGTGGCAGTTTGGGCATCCAGAAGAGAAAAGCACTTGCCTGTGGCTAAAAGGGCTTCCCATGCTGGAAGAAACGGAAAACGTAAAAAAGGAGTTCCTGGAAAAACCAAAATGTGAACGAGAGAGACTGCTTTGGCTTTCTCCTGGAAAGGATAGAGCGAAGATTCGAAGTAAAACATTCCCCGGAATCGCAAAGGCAATGGCGGAACAGTGGGGAGGAATGGAGGAGGACGCGCTATGACAGGAAAGGAAATCGTGCAGGCACTGCGGTGCTGCGCGAAGGGGCTTGGACACGACGACGCATGCGAAAACTGCAAGGCCGGAGAAACCCAAAATCGGCGGGAATACATCGAGTTTGCGGCTGCTAACGCAATCGAGCGCCTGACCGCCGAGAACGCGGCGCTGCGGGAGAAGCAGCGGTGGATTCCGGTGACGGAGCGGATGCCGGAACCCGAGACAGATGTTTTGGCAGTTTGCAATCGAAACGGATACATTTTCGTGACACCGGCTATCTACGAGGACGGGAAGTTACTGACGCAGGACAGTGCGTGGAACTGGAGCGACATCTACTGCTATGGCCTGTACGACGAGGAGGCGGATGATTACTACATCCCGGAGGGTTGGTGGGAGAACAGACAGTTTAATCCGGACGATGTGTACAACAATCCGGTAGACTGTGGAGTTACCCACTGGATGCCGCTGCCGGAAGCGCCGGAGGAAGGAGACAAGGCATGAGTAAAGCTGTACTGATCAGCATCCGCCCGATGTGGTCCCAGAAGATCATGAGCGGGCAGAAGACCATTGAGGTGCGCAAGACGCGCCCGAAGATGAACCCACCGTTTAAGTGCTACATCTACTGCACAAAACCGGAGGAAAAGCTACTCACCATTATGAAAGACGGCGATGAGAATTATGGAGAGACGTATCACGGCAAGCCGGTTTTCATAAAGACGGAAAAAGCGCCGACCACTGGCTTATGGGATAAGCGGCAAAAGGTTATCGGGGAATTTATCTGTGACGCAATTACCCGCGTGAACATTTGCGGCTTCTGGGACGATAGCGGGAAGCAGCTCGAAAATCGGCTCAAAGAAACCTGCCTGACCTCGGAAGAGCTCTGCGGCTACCTCGGCACACAGGTTGGCTACGGCTTGCATATCTCCGATCTCAAAATTTATGATCACCCGCGCGAACTGCGGGAATTTTACGCTGTGCCAAATGAGGTAGAGGTAGCGCTCAAGGCAAAATCCAAGCCAATCACCCGCCCGCCGCAGAGCTGGCGGTATGTGGAGGAAGAGTTATGGAGCGACTGACTAAATGGAACGAATCATCGTATAAACACGCCTATTACCCGCGCTGCTTTAAAGAACCGTGCTACGGCAGAGGGTGCAAAATTAAGGATTGCCCGTTTGAAATAGCGGTGTGTGAGCGACTCGCAGCCTACGAGGACACGGGGCTGACGCCGGAGGAAATCAAGGCTCCGTTTACGGAGGATACGATGATAAATCTGGCAGCGCAGGCGCTGGGCGTGGAGCCTAGCCGCCTCCGCGAGCTTGCCGAGGCCGACAAGGACGGGCGCGTGGTGGTGCTGCCGTGCAGGCAGGGAGATGAACTGTGGACGTACTGCAATCACCCGGTTAAGCGGGTATATAGTTTTACCGTATCGGATGTGAGCACGCTGAACGGGCGAACCGTGCTGAATACGCTAGGGCTCGGCACGATCAGGCCGGAGGACATCGGCAAAACCGTATTTTTAACCCGAGAAGAAGCCGAGAAGGCTTTGCAGGAAATGGAGGGAAAGGCATGAGCAACCAGGGAGTAATCCGTGGGACAATTGATGGACAGGAAAAGTATTGCAGAATCCCAATCCGTAGCCGCTTGTATGAATCCGTGATGGAAGATAATACGACGGAGCTTTCCTCGGAGGCGATTCTCGCCATGCCGCATGACAAGGCGGCTGCGGTGATTGATGCAATTATGGCGGACTGGCTCTACTGGCTCAAGAGAGCCGGGGAGTTGTGGGTACTGACGCGCAATTCCGCCGAGGAAACGGAGGGCAAGGCATGACCAGAAAACGTGCAAGAAAGATCCTCATGTCCATCGGCACGAGCCGAAACCATGCAAACTGGGGGCTGGCGGCAAAGCCGCGCTGGAAGACAAATGCCGGTGTGGTAGAGGATACGCTGACGATCACCCTGTACGCGAAGTTGCTGCGGAAGAAAATGAACGAGGGCAAAATAACGGAGGAATCCGCAATCCGGGCGGGAGCGATGGCAGCGAGTGAGCTTTGGCTAAAGGAGGTAAACCATGCCTGACGAATTTATCAGCCGCGAAGCGGCGCTGAAAGACTTTGAATCCTGCAACGCGGAAAATCCGTACTGGACGCCTACGCGGGTGAAAACGCTCTTACTCCGGCAGCCCGCCGCCGACGTTGCGGTGGATTCACCATGAAGACGGTGTATTCACTTGTAGTGAATGCGGCAACGCAGAATCTAACGACAGCTATTATTGCAGACTATGCGGGGCGAAGATGGATGGAGCTGCCGAATGAGCGGACTGCGGTTTGCTCGTGGGAGCGCGAAAGGAGGGAAGCTGATGCAGGATTGCTGCTTGACCTGCAAGAACCTGGAATACAGAAAGAACTACGTTTATCCGTACCGGTGTTTGAAGCACAAGGCCGAACGGTTCTCGGAGAAGGAATTTGAACGGATGTACTTTTCCGGAGAGGAATGCAAGGACTTTGAACAAAGGAGGTGGCCCGATGGGCACAATTCTGGCGATTGACCCCGGCAATATTCAATCCGGCTATGTGATGGTCGAGCACGACGGCGAAGAAATTCGCCGCGTGCTGGAGGCCGGGAAGATCGAGAACCCGGCAGTGACTGATATGCTGGATCGGAAGCTTTATGCGAACTGCATAGACGTTGCAATCGAGATGATCGCGGGCATGGGCATGACGGTCGGACAAGAGGTGTTCGACACCTGCGTCTGGGTCGGGCGATTCTGGGAAATCGCGTTGAGGTCGGGCGGATATGAGCCGAAGAGGATCTACCGCCGGGAAGAAAAGCTGGATCTGTGCGGTTCACTATCTGCCAAAGATGCCAACATCCGGCAGGCCCTCGTTGACCGCTATGCGCCCGGCCAGCCGAATTTTGGCAAGGGCACAAAGAAGAATCCCGGCTTCTTCTACGGCTTCTCGGCGGATATGTGGGCGGCGATGGCGGTCGCCGTGACGTATTTCGATAAGTACATCAAGGGGGTAAAGCTATGAGCAAGATGCAGCGTAAGCCGCCAAGACCGCCGATGCAGCTGACGTGCGATGCCTGCGGGAAGACGTTTATGCGCGCACCGTCGAAGTACAAGGCAAAATACAATTTTTGCAGCGAGGCGTGCGCATGGACGGCACATAGGGACGCTGTGATGGGCCGGGCGGAGCGCGTGCGGATCCTGATCACGTGCTCGATCCCGGTATATCCAGAAATGCGGCCTGTCTGCGGGCGGGTGTATCCCGCCGAGAAATACAAATACAGGACAAACCGGACTGGCTATGTCGTTGCGGTAAACGGCAAGCGCGTATGTGTGAGGGTGGACGAATGCAGGGAAATCTAGGGCTTACACCGGTGCAGGCTCCGTGTAAGGGCTGCGCGGACAGGCACACCGGCTGTCACACGGACTGCACCCGATACATAGCATTCCGCCGGGAGGCGGACAGATACAAGCAGGAGCAATCGAAGGACGCAGCGAGATATGCAACAACACGGGGCTGTATGCGGACGCTGCACGATGCGAACCGCGCAAGACGTGAAGGGAGGCAACATTACTGATGGGCGGGATCACAGAGCAGGAATATGCGGCGTGGCTGGAAAAGGCGTTGCAAGCGCTCTATAAATCCAAGCCGCTTGCAATCGCGATTGTGGCAAAAACGGAAGCGGGCAATACGCTTACGGGCTACTACAATGCGGACGCACAGGACAAGGCCGTGTTTGCCCACCATATCCAGAGCGAGATCGTGCTGGACATTATTAAGGCAAATGCAGCAGAAATCAAGGCCATGATGGAGGGCGTAGACGATGGAACAGATTAAGGGTGCAAAGTACGACGATGAAGACGCGGGAGTTTTCAAATGAGCACGCCGCGATACGGCTGGTGGGCCTATGCAAAATGGATGATTCGCAGCTATAAGGGCGGCTGGCTGATGACGAGGGCCGAGCGCGCTGCCGTTGAGGATGCAATCGCAGAGACGGAACGGCTCGTTGACGGCGCGGAGCGACTCCGGCTCATAGATTTGGTTCTTTGGAAGCGGACGCACACGCTTCAGGGGGCTGCGCTTGCGTGCTACGTCTCGGAGCGCACCGCGCAGGAGTGGCACAGGCAATTTATTCGCCTTGTGGGGCAAAAAAGAGGGCTTTTATGAAAAAGTCTGCGTCCCAGAGCCAAATTTAACATTTACTATAAGGGCGTAGAGATCAACTCTACGCTCTTCTTCATCGGCACCGCAGCGTTCTGCGGAAACCTCCTCCTCCTGTTCTCGTGTTCTCCGGTGTGAATAAATATATTTATGTGCTTATCGGCTTAATGCAGCTGGACACAAGATGCAGCGACGGCTCTTGTCAGGCGCAAGAAGATCTGATCGCCGGTTTTTCGGCGATTGAAGCGGAAGCAGAACTCGTCCAGGTACGCCTGAAGCTGCGTGCAGCGACCGTGATACGTGCCAAGCAGAAACGCTTTCAGGTTGCTGATGGCTTTGTGAAGCCAATGCAGGTCGCCAGGTTCATACTTTTTCGCGTCCAGTTCCACGCCAGACAGGTTCCTATAGCTTCTGTAGCCGTCGCATTCGATTTTTGCACCTGTGGCAACAGTTTTGCCGATGACTTGCTGAAGTGTTTTGCTCGTGACGTCTTTCACGACCTGCATCCGCGTGAACAAAGCCGCGCCATTTTCCGTTTTTGACAGCGCCACCACGATCTTCGCCTTGTCCGTCCCGCGACCACGTTTGCCATTGTGCGTTGCTCCGCCCACATAGCCGTCGTCCATCTCAACGATGCCGGAAAGAGCATATTTCTCGTCTCTTTGAGCCATCGCGCGACGAATTCTGTGCAAAAGATACCACGCCGACTCATAGCAGATGTTCAGCGTGCGGCTCAGCTGGACGGCAGAAATGCCGCGTTTGTCCGTGGCACACAGATAGATCGCCCAGAACCAGACCGTCAACGGCAGATGTGTGCGGTGCATGACCGTCCCAGCCGTGACGGACGTTTGATGCCGGCAGGCGCGGCACTGGAACGCATTTCGCCCGCGAACCGGGTAATATTCCGTACAGCCGCATTTCGGACAGAAGAAGCCGTTTGGAAACCGAAGCCGGAATAATTCCGCCCGGCAGCTCTCTTCCGTGCTGAAACGAGTACGAAATTCTTCAAACGTGATGTTCTCTGCGTGTGCCATGCCAATGACCTCCTGCGTTTTCTGAGATCATTGTAGCATTTTTAATATCCCATATTTCGGACTTTTACATCTATTTTTCGTTCAGCTGCCTGAAGCCGATAAGCACATATATTTATTCACACACGGAGACACGAGAACGAAAGAATGAGGCAGAAAGGAGCGGCTATGGCGAGTTTGCGCGCCCTTGCACACAAGCTGCAAACAGCGCTCTTGTACCACGGAATCAAAATAAAAATCAATCAAATGCAGTCCTATTCCGCGAAAAATGACAGGATGGTGACGAAATACATGGTTTACGAATATCGACCTGATGAAAAACCGAAGAATGTCACTTTGCTGGAAACTTACCAGATCGCGGATGTGGTGAAGCTGCTGGCAAGCCTTTACAGCGATGGCGGATGAAAAACTTACGCCGAAGCAGAGACGATTCTGCGAAGAATATCTGAAATCCGGGAACGCGACAGAAGCAGCGAAAAAGGCCGGGTACAAAGAAACATCATGCAGAGTGATTGCGGCAGAAAACCTATCAAAACCAGCTATTTCTGCGTATATAAAGCGCAGGCTGGACGAACAAGAGGCTGCACTTGTCGCAGATTCTAACGAAATTCTGAAATTTTACACTGCGGTCATGCGCGGGGAGGTCAAAGACCAGTTCGGCATGGACGCATCGCTGTCCGACCGGCTGAAAGCCGGTGACAGTCTTATGAAACGCTACGCAGCTGCTTCCGACCGCAACAGGACGACAATGGAGAAGCTTGATTCGATGCTGAAGGAGTTCCAAGATGCTGTTAAGTCCGAAACAACGTGAATTTGTAAAATACGGGACGCATCGATGGAACTTCAAGGGCGGAGCCACCAGAAGCGGGAAGACTTACCTCGATTTTCGATGGATCATACCGATCCGGATTCGTGAGCGAATCGGAAAAGATGGTCTGGCCGTCATTCTCGGCGTAACAAAATCCACGATTGAGCGAAATGTGCTGGAGCCGATGCGGAACCTGTATGGCGATATGCTTGTCGGAACAATCTCCAGCGACAACACAGCGTGGATTTTCGGGGAAAAGTGCTATTGCCTCGGTGCGGAAAAGGTTTCTCAGGTTTCAAAGATCCGCGGCGCGTCGATTAAATATTGCTACGGCGACGAGGTCGCGGACTGGTCGGAAGAAGTCTTCGCGCTGCTAAAAAGCCGTCTTGATAAGGAATACTCCTGTTTTGATGGGACGTTCAATCCGCAATATCCTGACCACTGGCTGAAAAAATTCCTTGATAGCAACGCGGACATTTTCAGCCAGACATACACAATAGACGACAATCCGTTCCTGCCGGAATCTTTTAAAGAAAATCTGAAAAAAGAATACGAAGGGACGGTTTATTACGACCGCTACATTCTCGGCCTCTGGGTACGTGCCGAAGGACTGGTATATCCGATGTTTGGAGATGACTGCATCACGCAGGAGATCCCGGACACCGGAGATTATTATATATCTATAGACTATGGCACGCTGAACCCGTTTTCTGCCGGGTTATGGTGTGTTGGGAAGAGGTCCGCTGTGCGCATTGCAGAAATCTATTACAGCGGACGCGAGACAAGGGCGCAGAAGACCGATGAGGAATACTGCGATATGGTCGAGAGGCTGGCCGGAGAAAAAACGATTCGGGCAGTTGTCGTTGATCCGTCAGCGGCGTCTTTTAGCGAGGCGCTTCGCAGGCGAGGCAGATTTAAGGTCAGGCACGCAGACAATGACGTTATGAATGGAATCCGAACTGTGTCTGATTTTTTGCGAAATGGAAAAATCAAGATTCATGAAAGCTGCGAGAATACAATCCGGGAGTTCGGCCTGTATCGTTGGGACGAAAAAAGCGAAGTCGACCGCGTTGTAAAGGAAAACGATCACGCGATGGATGAGGTTCGCTATATGGCGATGACAGTGCTGAAAAAGGCGTTTAAGGAACATATCTTCGTGCCGGAGCTGGCGAGATAAGAAGGTGAAGCATGAAAACATATCAGGATTTTTTAGAGGTTGCCGAGAAATCGGATCGGGACAGAATGGAATTTGTTCTGGCGGCAATCAACGATCATAAAAACTCGGATTTGTACCAGCAGGCAAAAATTGCGCGGGAATACGACGAGCACCGAAATGTTACCATCATTACCGTGCAGAAGCTGCTTTATACGCTGTCCGGGAAGGCTATCCCGGACAACTATAGCGCAAATTACAAGCTCCGCAGCGCATTCTTTCCGATTTTCATGCGGCAGGAAACACAGTATCTGCTTAGTAACGGCGTGACACTGAAAAATGCAGAGAACAAGAAGCGGCTCGGCAGAAAATTTGACAATCAGATTCAGGAGTTGGCGCGCTCGGCGCTCGTCGGCGGCGTGGCCTATGGCTTCTGGAACCTCGATCATCTGGAAGTGTTCACGGCCCTGGAACTTGTGCCGCTGCTGGATGAGGAAAACGGATCGCTTCGCGCCGGTATTCGGTTCTGGCAGGTAGCGGCGAACAAGCCGCTGCGGGCGACACTGTACGAACCGGACGGATTCACACAATTCATCCGCAGGAGCGGGAAAGAGATGGAGATTTTAGCACCGAAACGCGGCTATATCTCCGTCGAAGCCTCGTCTGAGGTGGACGGAACAGAAATCTTGGAGTATCAGAATTACCCAGGATTCCCGATCATCCCAATGTACGGCAATCGCGCCCGGCAGTCCGAGCTTGTTGGCCAACGCGAGGCAATCGACTGCTATGATCTGATCAAATCCGGCTTTGCGGATACGGTTGACGAAGCGTCGATCATCTATTGGACGATCTCCAATGCGGGCGGCATGGACGAAATCGATATGGCGCGGTTCAAAGAAACTATGCGGCGGATCGGAGTCGGCCTTGTGGACGACGACGGCGCAAAGGCGGAGGCCCACACGCTTACGATTCCAGTCGAGGCGCGGGAAGCGCTGCTGAGCAGACTCAGCGACGATCTTTACAGGGACTTTCAGATGCTGGACACCACGAAAATACAGGGCGGGCAAAAGACGGCGACCGAGATCACGGCGGCATACCAGCAGATGGACAACAAAGTCGACGAATTCGAATACTGCGTCGGTGATTTCCTGTATCAGCTTTTTGCACTGATCGGCATTGACGATGAGCCGACATTTACGCGCTCGAAGATCGTAAACCAGCTGGAGCAGACGCAGATGGTGCTGCTTGCCGCGAGCTACCTTGACGACGAAACGATTCTGAGCAAGCTGCCGTGGCTGACGCAGGAGGAAGTCACGGAAATCCTGAAGAGAAAAGATGCAGAAGAAATTGGACGGTTTTCCGGAACGGATTAAGTTGAGCAGAAACGGAGGTAAAGCCCATGGTACAGGGCGATGCGTACAGTCTGGCCGTCACAGTCAAGAACAACGGGCAGGCTGTCGAGATCGACGATATTGAGAAGATCGAAATGACGCTTCTGTATTTGCAGAAGTATTACCCAGGCCAGATCACATACGCGGACGGGAAATTCTATTTCCCGCTGGCGCAGGAAGAAACATTCCGCCTGCCGAAGCTCTGCCAGATGCAGGTGCGCGTGAAATTCAAGAGCGGTGACGTGATTGGCTCGGAGATCAAGCAGATCGACGTTGCGCACGCGCTTTCAAAGGCGGTGTTGTGATGAGCCCGATCAATTTTGACCTCGGCTCCCCGGGCGCGGTCGGCGTGGAATTTAACGCCGCAGTCCGGACGGGCCCCGGCGGAACGACAGACCACAGAGCCCTGACCAACCGGGACGCGGATGACCAGCACCCGATCAAAGCAATCACAGGACTGATAGAAAAACTGAACACGATTCCGCCCGCAGCGGAGCGGATCACGAATACTGAAATTGAGGAGATGCTGAAATGAGTAAATACCTTGACAACGACGGCCTGCTGTATCTTTGGAACAGCAAGATCAAGCCCCTTGTAGCGAAGTATCTGCCGCTGACTGGCGGCACGCTGACCGGCAAGCTGACGCTCGGCGCGGCCCCGAACGCCGACATGGACGCCGCGACGAAGAAATACGTCGACGACTCCGTAGCCAGCGCGGGCGGCGGTGATATGCTCAAGAGCGTGTACGACAAAGATGGCAACGGCGTAGTCGACGACGCCCAGAAGGTAAACGGGCATACCGTGGAAAAGGACGTCCCGGCGGACGCCGTATTTACGGACACGAAATACGAGGCCGCTACGGCCAGTTCTCCCGGGCTTATGACCGCTGCGGATTACAGCAAGCTCGCAGCCTTCAGCGCGGCAAGCGACTATGCCAAAAAGACGGATATCACCGGCCTTTACAAGTACAAGGGCAGCAAGGCGACATATTCTGCCCTTCCCACGAGCGGGAATAAGGTCGGCGACGTCTGGAACGTCGAGGACACCGGCATGAATTACGCCTGGACAGGCGAGGGCTGGGACGCGCTGGGCGCAATGTTCGAGATCGTATCCATCACGAACACGGAGATCGACACGATCACCGCCGACACGTAAGGAGGGACAAATGGCCTATCTTGACAATACCGGCCTGAGCTACTTTTGGGGCAAGATCAAAAGTGCCCTGTCTTCCAAGCAGAACAAGATTACGGCAAGCGGCATCCTGAAGGGTGACGGCGCGGGCGGCATTACAGCAGCGAAAGCGGGCACGGATTATGCAGATGTTTTTATCATCGATTGCACGGCAGACGAAAAAGACAATGAAAGCAGTCCGATTACGCTTACACCGAGCAAAACATATGATGAGGTTCGCAACGCGATTCTGGAACAGAAGCGGTGTTATGCGCAATATGACGGGATATATTACCCGCTGGCGGAAATCGTTATAAATGCTGCTGAATCAAACAACATTGCGAACGCAATCTTTACTGTTGCGAGAGCTGGCATCAGAATGCGCTCCATTGAGATGCGACACCCAGCATTAGATATAGATCCTGTATGGCGTACACGGCTTCCGGAAAGTGCGCTAATTGCGCGTCCAGGCGCGACAATGGGCCAAGTGATGGCTTATCACGGGGCGTTACGCGGCTGGGGGAATTCGAGTATAGGAACTAATCTTTCCACCACTTTCTCCGGACTTATCAAGGGCAATGACGGATATCTTGCACAGGCTGAAGCTGGGACAGACTATATGGCGCCTGTTGCCGTAACATCTGCCGACAACGGCAAATTCCTGCGCGTGGTCAACGGTGCGTGGGCGGCGGCGACAATCACGAACGCGAATGGAGGCAGCTTCTGATGGCGGAATTTTTGACATTTGACACCGACCTCACGGCGGTCGCGAACGCGATCAGAGCCAAGGGAGGCACATCCGCGCAGCTGGTCTATCCGAACGGCTTCGTGTCGGCGATTCAGGCGATCCAGACCGGCATCACGCCGAAGCTGGTCGTGACCACCTCTGCCGGGGCGGCAGTCACGGCAGTGAAGGGCTCCAAAACGGTCACGGGAACTGCCGGGACAGACGGAGTGTGCACGCTGGAGCTGCCGGAGGCAGGCGCGTGGAGCGTTACGTCGGCGAAAAACGGGGTGAATGCCGCGCAGAGCATCGTGATCGGCACGCAGAGCATGAAAATGCCCCTGTATCTCGACAGCTTTGCCGACAATACATGGGAAGAGATCATCGCGGTGTGCAGGACCGGGATCGCCCCGGACAGCTGGGCCGTGGGCGACAGCAAGACCATGAACATCGGCGGGACGGCCTATCAGGTCGATATCATCGGCAAGAATCATGACGAGTATGCGGACGGCTCCGGCACGGCTCCGCTGACGTTCCAGTTGCATGATTGTTACAGCGAAGCGAAGCAGATGTACGACACCAACCTGAGCGGCCTCGGCTGGAAGAACACCGATATGCGTCTGACCTATCTGCCCGCGATTCTGGCACTGATGCCGGCGGAGGTGAAGAACGGCATCCACGCGGTAAACAAGAAGACATCTGAGGGGGGCAACAGCACGACGATTGAGACAGTATCGGACACGCTGTTCCTGCTCAGCGAGGTGGAGATTTTCGGGACTGCAAGTTCTTCCGTAGCCGGGGAAGGAAGCCAATACGACTATTACAAGGCAGGCAACCCGAAGATCAAGAAGAGAGAAGGCGTTGACGAGTTCTGGTGGGAACGGTCGTCAGCCAGCGGCGGTATGTTTTGCAGAGTCAGAGCAAACGGTCAGGCGGGCGCGTCCAATGCCTCAAGCAGCCTCGGCGTAAGCTTTGCGTTCTGCTTCTGAGGAGAATATTATGAGCACCATCATCGTTACCCTCGTCTGCGCCGTGCTTGGCGAGGCGGATAGAAGTGTATGAGCACAAGCAACACCGTCTGGAAGAAAATGACCGACGCAGAGCTCGCAAAGCTTGAAAAGCGGATTGCTGCGATATACAGGGAAGCGTATAACGATCTGACGGATACGATCAGGGATTACTTCGGTAAATTTGCAGCGCGTGACGCGGTGGAAAAGGCGCGCATGGACGCTGGGGAGATCTCGGAGGATCAATACAAACAATGGCGGCTTGCGCAGATCGGGCGCGGAAGGCGCTTTGAGGCGCTACGGGATAAGGTCGCAGAGCGCATGACAAATGCAAACGTTGTTGCGGTTGCGTATGTCAACGATGCAACGCCGGGCATTTACAGTTTGAACCGGAATTTCGCGGCGTACACCATTGAGCAGGTCACCGGTGACGTTGGCTTCGATATCTGGGACGAACAGACCGTGAAGCGCCTGATCTCAGAGCAGCCGGAGCTTATGCCGTACTATCCGGAAAAGCGGGCGCTCAATCGCGGGATAGATCTTGCATACGGGAAAAAGCAGATCACGGCCAGCGTTACCAGTTCCATTTTGCAGGGCCGGAGCATCAAAGGCATGGCGGATGATCTGCAAAGCCGCATTACCACCATGAACCGCGACAGCGCCATCCGGACGGCCCGCACAGCCGTCACCGGCGCACAGAACGCCGGGCGGCTGGATTCCTATTATGCTGCCGAGAAAATGGGAATCAAGTGCAGAAAACAATGGATGTCGACGCTCGACGGAAGAACCCGCCACTCCCACGCCATGCTCGACGGCGAAATCGTCGACAACGACAAGAAATTTTCCAACGGCTGCCGCTACCCAGGCGACCCGAACGGACCACCGCACGAAATTTACAACTGCCGCTGCGCGCTGGTATCCGAGATCGAAGGAATCGACACCTCCGGAGGCAAGCGCCGCGCCAGGAACCAGGAGACCGGACGGAATGAGCTGATTGAAAATATGACATACGCAGAGTGGGCGGGGTGGAAAAAGCGTGCGAAAAAGCCTAATTTTGCCCCTGCGGGAACTATCGATGAAGCGGAAAAATACGCGGAAATGTTCGTTGAAAGTTACAAGAGCAAATATACAGGGAAAGTTGATTATCGTGGAATCGACATCGCACAAGCAAATGAAATGAACAGGGCGTTGACAGAAGTTCTTGGCGAGTATGAAGTTGACTATAAACTTCGGAATATAACTCCGTTTAATACAAGAGAAAAACGCTTCAAAGATACAACGGCGGAAGCGGCGTATCAATGGGGAACCGGAGATTTGTTCTTCAACAAAAAATACCTTAAAAATGCAAAAGCGATGGCAGCCCACATAAATGAATACACAGATTTGCTTAATCAGGTATTACCAAACATTGATGTGGCAATGGAGCAAACCAAGAAAAAAACGGGCATAGCGGCAGAGCTTCAAATGCGTTATCTTAAAGCGCTGAAGAAAACGGGCAGGACAAATGTTAGCAAACCTGATGCCTATGGCTCAATGGTTCACGAGCTAGGCCATTACTTAGACGATAGGTTGTTCACAAAAGCCGTGAAAGAATCTGGGTTCGATATGGCGAGCAGTTTTTCAAAATATGCCGAAAATGTTTCCGCATACGCTACAAGCAACAGGCAAGAATATGTTGCAGAAAGCTTCACGGCATATTGGTTTGGGGAAACAAGCGAGTTAGATCCAGAACTTGTGAAAATCTTTGAAAGGCTTAAGAAAAAATGAAAAATGGGGAGTACATCATTGATGATTTTTTGAGAGCATTAAAAGAAATTGCAGAGGAAGTGAAAAGTGAACGTTGATTTTATCGACAATTCCGAAGAAGTGAAGTCTGCTATGCACGACGCGCTGATTCGCGCCCTCGAAAAGATTGGAATGACGGCTGAAAAGTACGCGAAGCGGCTGTGCCCGGTGGACACCGGCAATCTGAGGAACAGTATCACGCACCGCGTAGATGAAGGGGAACCGGCTGCATACATCGGAAGTGACACGGAATATGCCGCATACGTCGAACTCGGAACCGGTAAGTATTATCCGGGCGGGAGACCTACGCCGTGGGTGTATCAGGACGCAAAGGGGAACTGGCACTGGACGGCCGGAAACAAAGCACAGCCGTATTTGAAGCCCGCAGCAGCGGACCATTCGGCGCAATACCGGAAAATCGTCGAAGATGAGATGAAAAACGGATAAAGATTGCGTCCCAGAGCCATAAATATACGGTATAAGTGTGGTAACAGCAAAGAAATGACTGTTGCCACATTTTTTGTTCTGTCGCGGCAAAGCACCGCCGACAAGGGAAAGGAAGATAGAACATGGCACTGACGCGAAAGCTCCTGAAGGGCATGGGGCTTACCGAAGAGCAGATGGATACGATCATTGAGGCACACACCGATACCGTAGACGGGCTGAAAACCGACCTTGCACGGTATAAGGAAGACGCCGAAAAGCTCCCCGGAGTACAGGCGGAGCTTGAAAACCTGAAAGCCAAAGGCGACGATGGCTGGAAGGATAAGCACGACAAAGTCAAAAAGGAATTTGACGACTACAAAAGAGAGCAGATGCAGAAGGAAACCAAGAGCGCGAAAGAATCCGCGTATCGGGAACTTTTGAAGTCTGTGGGTATCAGCGAAAAACGAATTGATTCGGTTTTGAAGGTCACCGATCTTTCTTCGGTTGAATTGGAAGACGGAAAGATCAAGAACGCCGATGATTTGAAGAAGTCCATCAAGGAAGAGTGGGCAGATTTCGTTGTTACCACCAAGCAGAAGGGCGCGGACACCAAAGATCCGCCCGCAAACAACGGCGGCGCTATGAGCCGGGACGACATCTTCAAAATCAGGGACGCGTCTGAACGGCAGGCAGCAATCGCCGCAAATCTCAATTTGTTCGGAAAGGAAGAATAATATGGCAGCAAAAAACAACCTGACCATGACGAGCGACGTTCAGGTAACCGCTCGCGAAATCGATTTTGTAACCCGCTTTGCGCGGAACTGGCAGCACCTGCGCGACATTCTCGGCATTATGCGCCCCATCAAAAAGCAGCCGGGAACCGTCCTGAAATCCAAGACCGCAAGCGTGACGCTCGCGCAGAGCGTCGGCGAAGGTGAAGAGATTCCCTACTCCAAAGCGACGGTCGTTGAGAAGGACTATGCGAACATCAACGTCGAAAAGTACGCGAAGGCGGTCTCCATCGAGGCGATCAAGGAATACGGCTATGATGTCGCAGTCGCAATGACCGATGAAGCGTTCCTCTACGAGCTTCAGACAAACGTCACGAACCGCTTTTATACCTACCTCAACACCGGCCTGCTGACCGTCAGCGAAACCAACTGGCAGCGCGCGCTTGCGATGGCGAAGGGCGCTGTTATCAACAAGTTCAAGCAGATGCACAGAACCGCTACAAACGTTGTCGGCTTTGTGAACGTCATGGACTTGTATGACTACCTCGGCGGCGCGGACATCACCATCCAGACCGAGTTCGGTTTCCAGTACATCAAGAATTTCATGGGCTACAGCACAGTTTTTCTGCTGTCCGATGAGGAAATCAAGCGCGGCCGCGTGATCGCAACGCCGGTTGAAAACATCGTTCTGTACTACATCGATCCTGCGGACAGTGATTTCTCCCGCGCCGGGCTTGAGTACAGAACTGACGGAGAAACCAATCTTGTTGGCTTCCACGTGCAGGGAAACTATTCTACGGCGGTTTCTGAGTCTTTCGCAATCATGGGGCTCACCCTGTTTGCGGAGTACCAGGACGGCATCGCAGTTGCGGATATCGACGAAACGCCGACGCTCGGAACGCTGACCGTTACTTCGGCAGCCGGAACCGCAACCGGCAACACGAAGATCACGGTAACGCCCGCGAAGGAAGCAAGCGGAAACATCTACAAGTACAAGGTAGGCGATTCGGCTGAGACTGTGACCTATGGCCAGAACGTCAGAACGTGGTCAACGTGGGACGGAAAGTCCGATGTCACGGCAGCGACGGGCAAGAAGATCACAGTCGTTGAGGCTGACGCGACTTACAAAGCGCAGAAGGCTGGCAACGCAACGGTAACGGCGAAGTAAGGAAGGAGGCGGCACAATGCTGACCGAATTGTGCGGAGTTCTGCGGAACTGGTTTGAAACGGATCGGATCAGCGGAACGTACACAGTAGAAAACGGCAGCATTGCGCTGCCGTTCCTGCAAGAAGGACAATTCTTCCGGGTTGTAGGCTCCGTTTTTAATGACGGTGTGCACCGATACCCGGATTACGGGATGGCGGATGAGACTTTCAACGGCTCCATCTGGCCGATGGCCGTCCCCTCTTCTGTCCTCGCCCTCGAAGCTGAAATCAGAGCGTGGCAGGAGAAAAACGGCGACGCAGCAGCAAGCCCGTTCACCTCGGAAAGCTTCGGCGGGTATAGCTACTCGAAGGGATCAAGCGGAAGCACGTCCGCGAGCGGGGCCGTGACATGGCAGACGACGTTCAAATCGCGCATGAACCAGTGGAGGAAGATCTGATATGAGCTTACTTGATGATTTTGCCCGCCCGTGCGTGCTGCTCGAAAAAAGCCGCACACCGGATGGAGCGGGCGGATATATCACCACATGGACGGATGGCGCGGAGTTTATGAACTATCAGGCGCTTGACACGTCCATGGAGGCGCGCAGAGCGGAGAAAGAGGGCGTGACAAGCGTTTACTCGGTGCTTGTGCAAAAGGCCGTACCAATCGATTATAACGACTTCTTCCGCGACAAGACGACCGGCGAGACGTACCGCGTCACGTCCGAGCCGAAGGACAAACAGACGCCGAAGTCCGCTAGCTTTGCCCTGAAATACTTCACTGCTGAAAAGAAAGCACTGCCGACATGACAAAAGACAAAGCATTGCACGCGTGGTTCTCACAATTCCTGACGGCCTATCCCGCGTCCAGCGTGCCGGACGACGCCGTTTTCCCGTGGCTGACCTATGAACTGATCACAGGCGCGTGGGACAGCGGAGAAATCGGCCTGACAGTAAATCTGTGGTACTACACCACGCAGGAAGCAGAACCGAACGCGAAAGCGCAGGAAATCTCGGACGCTATCGGCTTGGGCGGCGTGTTTGTGCCGTGTGACGACGGCGCAATCTGGATCAAGCGCGGATCTCCATGGTGCCAGAACGTCCGGGACGATTCTGATGCAAATATCAAGCGGCGGTACTTGAACATTACAGTCGAGTACATCACCGCAAACTGAAAGGACTGATTTCATGGCAAAATTCACAAAAATACCTGCTGATACCTTCAAGCAGCTGCAAATCAACGCCGGTGTAATTCTGAGCGATTTCACACCGGCGACCGGTGCGTTTGAACCAGAAAATCAGCTGGGCGCAACGACCGGCGGCATTACGTTCGCGGCGACACCGACGTTCTCTGACTACGGCGAAGATGTAGATAATTGCCCCAAGAATACACTCGAACTGAAACGGCTGGATGACGTGGACGTAAAGTGTTCCGGAACGTTTGTCACGGTGACGACCACATCTGCCAAATCCCTTATGGCGGCGGCGGACATCGACGGCACGGACGCAACGAAAGTTGTTCCGCGCCGTGACCTGGACAGTTCCGACTTCAAGGACATCTGGCTTGTCGGCGACTACTCTGACAAGAACGGTGCAACCAATGGCGGCTTTATCGCAATCCGTTTGATGAATGCGCTTTCTACGGGCGGCTTCCAGCTGAAGACTGCCGACAAGAACAAAGGCCAAATGGCGTTTGAGTACACCGCGCATTACTCGATCTCAAAGCAGGATATTGTGCCGTATGAGCTGTACATCAAGGCCGGTACGGCAGAAACCTGATAGGAGGCCGATATGAAACTTTCGGAATTCAGCACCGATAAGGCGGCAGATGTCCTCTGCGAAATCAGCGTATACGCGCTGAACATCGTGTCAGACGAAGAACTCAGGGGAAGCCTGAAAAAGCTGACAGACGACGAAAAGCCGCAGACAGTCGGCGAGAGGTACGCAATCGGCGTGCAGCGCATCGGCCAGTGGATCCCGCTGATCCTGAAAAAGCATAGAGAAGACGCGTTCAGCATTCTGGCTGTGGTAAACAGCGTGACAGTTGACGCGATCCTGGAGCAGAACGTTCTCGTTACAATGCGGCAGATCCGGGAACTGGCAGAGGACAAAGATCTCACTGATTTTTTCAAATCGTGCGCGTCGGAGGCGAAAGCGTAACGCTTGCGCTTCTGGCAGCTCCAAAAATAAGCGCCGGAGGGCTGATTCGCCTTTTGCCGATTTTAATAAAGCGGCAGAACGAGGAATCAGCCTTTCGCATTTATGCGGCGGAGTGTATGCGCACGATCACGGAAAACACAGCGAAATTCGCGGGCGGAAGCTTTGTGCAGGCAAAGTATACCGACATCATCAGCCCGAAGCCGCAGGACAACCGAACCTGCGAGGAGATCACCGCCGACGTTGTACGCCGGTGCGGATTGAAGGTGAAAAAATCCAAAGATGAATCTGTTTGAACTTTTTGTAAAAATCGGCGCCGATACGTCCGAGGCAGACAAGGGCATCGACGAAACCGGGAAGAAAACATTCGGCCTCGGCGAGAAGATTAAAAACGGCCTTGCTACTGTCGGCAAGGCTGCGGTAGTCGGCGTGACGGCAGCGGCGACGGCAATCGGCACGATCGGCACAAAGGCGGTCCAGGCATACGCAGACTATGAGCAGCTCGTCGGCGGCGTGGAGACGCTTTTTAAGGATAGCCAAGATAAAGTCATGGAGTACGCAAACAACGCGTATAAAACCGCTGGGTTGTCTGCGAATGAGTACATGGAGACGGTGACAAGCTTTTCTGCATCCCTGCTGCAGTCTCTCGATGGGGATACCAGTGCAGCGGCAGAAAAAGCAAATTTGGCGCTGACTGATATGTCCGATAATGCCAACAAAATGGGATCGGACATGACTTTAATCCAAAATGCATATCAGGGCTTCGCAAAAGCAAACTATACGATGCTTGATAACCTCAAGCTCGGCTACGGCGGCACGCAGGCCGAAATGCAGCGCCTCCTTGAAGATGCGGAGAAAATTTCCGGTATCAAATACGATATTTCCAGCTATGCGGATATCGTAGATGCAATCCATGTCGTGCAGACCGAAATGGGCATCACCGGCACGACCGCAAAAGAAGCCGCGTCCACAATTCAAGGCTCGTTCGGTATGGTAAAAGCCGCATGGAAGAACCTCGTGACCGGCCTCGCCGACCCGGATCAGAATCTCGGAACTCTCGTGGGCAACTTCACGGATTCCATTGTCGTTGCGGGCAATAACCTGATCCCGCGCATTCAGGAGCTTTTGCCGCGCATTGTGGAGGCGATTACTACGCTGATGGTAACCGTAAGCACGCAGCTTCCGGGCATACTCGGATCCACCCTTCCCTCGCTTATTGAGGGCGCATCAAATCTGGTTACTGGGCTTATGTCCGCGCTCCCGGAGATCCTTACCGTTCTGGGCGATATCGCGCCGACGGCAATTGGGATTCTCGTTCCGGCCATAGTCGAGCTTCTGCCGGAAATCATTCAAACCGGTATAGATGTTATTATCTCTCTGGTACAAGGCATTACGGAGACGCTTCCGGAATTGATCCCGGCGGCAACAGAAGCAATCATCAAAATCGCTGAGACGCTGACCGACCCTGGAAATCTCGGGAATTTGGTAGATGCGGCGCTTGAGATCATCCTCGCTCTGGCGGACGGGATCATTGATGCCGTCCCGA